GTTAGACGGTGCCCCGCCCCTGTCGGACACCCGGGGGGGGGAGGTTGGCTGGTCTGGGATAGGTGGCGTGTGACTGGGCGTGAACATCCTGTTTCTAATGGTTTTTCGTCCAGTATCAGGAGCGAAAGGAATAGTGTATGGACAATAGAATATGAATTGAAATATAAAACTATCGGCTACAGCACATGGGGCTATCCGGGATGCTGTCAGGAGGGGCGAGATCACGGGATCAGCCGGAGCCTGAGCAGTGACAGCTATTATTTCATACTGGGCGGCAATTTCTACCGCATACGACAACCAGATTACGCGGTATAATCCCGGAACCACTGATCAATATATGCATCCCAGTCCGGGAACCGTCCGTCATCCGCGGCAATCAGCCGCCGGTGGCACTCCTCCCGGGAAGCCTCGATCAGAACCAGGGAAGCACCCAGCCGGGCAGCGAGCCGTTCCCGCTCATCCTTCCGCGGCAGCCCCGCAATGATCCAGGCGGTACACCAGTCTCCGTGCCGGATCCGGATCTCCTCATACAGAAAATCCCGGACCGCAAAAACGGTCCGGCTCAGAAGGGGGGCGGGCACATACAGACCGTTTCCGGAAATACATGCCCGGATGGAATCCAGATCGACCACCAGATCTCCCTCCTCAAGATTCTCCCGGACATAGGTGCTCTTTCCGGAAAGGGGGGAGCCGTACACAATGAAAACCTGTTTCCGCTTCGTGCGGCCTTTGTAAGCATGATAATGCGCATGGCACTTCGGGCACACGATCTCGATATTATCCGGATTGATCGCGACCTGCGGATCCTTCAGCGTCTCATCGGTGAGATGCTCCCGATGGTGAGCGATCAGCCCGCCGGGATCGGTGGAGAAATCCTTCCCGCAGCGGTCACAGCGACCGTGCCGCTGGATGATCAGCATCTCTCTCAGCTCCTTCCACCGTTTCGAAGCGTAAAATCTTTGCAGTTCCGGGGATCGCGCCATGCCTGTATCCTTTCCTTTCTTCTTACCTTAATCCTTATCAAGATATCCCATCAGGTTCGCCAGCAATTCCAGCGCGCGGATTTTATCGGCAGGCCGCAGCTTGTCAGCGTCAAAACTGCAGAAAGCTACATTCTTCACCTGCTGGATCAGCTTTTCCCTGGTGATCCCCAGATCCTTCACCACATCCTCACGCAGTTGCCTTTTTTTTGCCTTAATCTTTTCAGAATTCGCCAGCACACTTGCCTTGCTGTCGATCGCAGAGCGCTTCCACTGACGCCGGTGCGGATATGCATCACAATAAGCCTGATACTGGGTTTTCCCCAGCGCCAGCCCCTGTGCGAAAAGTTCCTCTTCGATCGTCAGCTCGTCACTCTTCTTCATTCCGCATTATCCAAAATCTGGGTCTTTCCGTCATTCACCGCCACCCAGAACCGGGGGGAGGGGACATATACCTCACAATATGTGTACGGATAACCTGGCCGCTTCGTCGTCCTGCCCGTAAAACACAGCCTTTGCCCGTAATTATAAGCAGCAGGATAAGGATAGCTCCAATCCAGGTTGAAACGCCGCGCACCATCCGGAGCCACCACCACCACATTTTCACCCAGCGACTCCGCACCCTTCAAAGCCGGGAGGGCGGGGACTGAACCCGCAGTGGTCTGTTCCCCCTGAATAGAATCATCCACACTCATCAACCCCAGCCGCATCGGATCAAAATGACTTTTATAATCATTCCACACCCTCCGCGCCTCGAAATGCAAATGCGGTCCCGTCGAATTTCCCGTCGATCCAGAATAACCGATCACCTCAGACCGTTGCACCCGCTCCCCGGCATGGACCGGGAGGGGAGCAGCAAGATGAGCGTAAAGCGTGGCATTACCGTCACCATGCCGGATGATCACGCAATTGCCATATCCCGTTTTATCCCACCCCGCGTAAACTACCGTCCCCGCTTCCGAAGCCAGCACCGGCGTCCCAAGCGGCAGCCCGTAATCAATTCCAGTGTGAAAATCACTCGTATCCTTCTCACCATACCCCTGAGTGATCGGATAACCACCGGCAAACGGTTGTCTGTACATCACATTCCCCTTTCTCCTTGTTCCTTGTTCCTTCATTCTACTCAAAGCTCTCCGGGACGGAATCGAACCGCCGCTGTACTCGGGAACGGCTACAATCAGCTTCACCGCCCCTCACGTTCTGCCACTGAACTACCGGAGATCATCTTTATCTGCGCAGCACTTCCGCCGCCAGCTTTTTCATGTGGTCATTATATTTTTCATTCAGCCGTTTGTTCTTTTCGTCCAGCTCCTTCAGGTCACCGTTGATCACCCCGGCGTCATGCAGTTTCTTCGCCATCAAATGCGTCATCTCCGCACTGTTGTCCACCCGGTCCATCATCAGCAGTTGGTTTTCATCCCGCAGCTTTTCCCGTTGGTCATGCTTTGCGAACTCCTCATTGATCCGGCGTGTGATCACCATTGTCACGATCGTGCCGATAATGCCTGAAGCACCAACGGCAGCCAAAACCACTTGAATAAGGTTATCCATGGTTTTCCTCTTCAAAATGTTCCACCGGCGGCATATCCCCCGTGCCGGAGCCCTGTGCATTTTGCCGCATCATCTCGATCTGCTCCTTCGAAAGAAAAAAATTCTCACGGTGCATCGTGTAAACAGCCGCCTCGATTGCGTCCTCGATCACACCCACATCCACCATCATTCCCTTTTGTGCCAGGAAATCCTGAACCGAATGGATCGCGTATTCCTTTTTCTTCTTCCCCTCTTCTGTAAAGAGCTTCTGCTCTGCGGCAATCACCGCATTGTTGACTGCCACTTGCAGCACAGCAGCAAAATCCGGCTGGTTCTTTTTGATCAATTCAAAAAGCTGGATACCCCACTTGATGATCAAAACTACGCACACCGGGATAACGACACGCATCACCTGTGTCATCACCTCACCTAAAACAACTCTCCAATCTATCATATACACCTCACTTTTGTAATAAAATAACAGGCACACTCCTAATAAGGATTGTGCCTGTCTTACAAAGTCACCGTAGAGCGGCACTTTTTAGCATTACGCCAATGGAAAGTCCCGCAGAACCATCTTATGTCAATATTGTAACATTATTTTTCTTCTGCCGGAAGTTTTGGCTTCACTTCAAAATCAAAGCGCACATGTTTCCCTTCCCCCTGTCGCACCTCGATCGTGATATTTCCGTTTTCCTGACCGGCAGCCGCCATCACCCGAAATGCCTGTCTCACCAGGCAGATAACCTCATTCTCTTTCATACCTCAATTCCACAAAAACCAGATAATCAAAAGAATTGCTGAAGCCACACACAAAAAACCACTCACCAGCAGCGCTTCCCTCATTTTTGCCTCTTCAAATAATCCCCCAATATTTTTACAGCCTCTTCACCTCCCTGGGCGATATAAGCAGCATATCCCTCATCTTTCAGCTTTTTGATCCAGCCGCTTTGCTCAGCACTCAGCCTGCCGCCCTTTTTTCGCTTCATCTCAATGAAAAGTCCGTGAAATTTCCCTCGTGCCACCGGCAAAAACAAATCCGGCACACCCGGCTTCACACCGATTCGCTTGAACCGCACTGCTTCCGTCTTCGACCGCAGCCCGCCATTTGGGATGTGGAACAGCAATTCCAACTCCGGCAGCTCCGGCCTCATCAGCTCGCACCATTGAATAACATAAACCTGTTCCTGCTCCTCAGTAGGACAAGGCAAATCCGCCCATCCCACCTCATTCGGCAAAATCAACTTCTCAGGATCATATCCCATAAAAAAATTCTCCTAAAACAAAACAAAAAAACAACCCTACCACCTACATCCTACATCCTAACTCCCAACCCCTAAGACTCCCTCTCCCTGATTTTCTCCACCCGCTTCCACAGCTTTTTCAGCAGCTCAGCAGCCGTATCCCTTCCGTAACGGGCCGTCATCTCAGCCACAAAAGACCGTTCCATGTTCTGGATGATCCGCTTATTGCTCGTAGTGGCAATCAGATCAGCCAGCGTTTTGATATAGCTGATATCATCCGGTTGTATCGTCATCCTCACCTCTTCTCTTGCTCCCTGCTACATCCTTCTTCATCCTGTAAAGCGGATAACTCAAAAGATCATTTTCATCACTGGTTGACACATTCCCGGAAGACCACCGCAGCGTTGCGTATTGGTCATCACAGGAAACCACCAGCAGCCAGGCATTCACACTGCTCATCCACACCGGTTCCCCGATCATGCCCCGCAAATCTGCCAGCGTAAGCCGGTGCTCCGTGTCCAGCCGCGGGTCCGCCTTCTTAATAAGGCATCCACTATCAGTGATGATGGTTTTTATTTCCTCATAGCTCTCAACCGTTTCCAAATACATAAAATCCGACGGCAGCGCTAACATAGTTCCCTTTTTCCCGACCACCGCGATTTTCTCAACATTGACGCTAAACCGGTTTCCTGAATCTTTGTCGTGCAGCTCAATAAATTTCGGATACATTATTCCTCCTCAATATCTTTCACCTGAACCAGCGGTTCGGAACTCATGCTGAAATCGATGTCATCCCGCCTTCCATCCAGCTTCGCCCAAATGTCAAGCGCAATGTCAGCTTCGTTGGTTCGTGGTTTGACATCCCAGTTGTAAATCTCACGATAAATGCCATTGATTGCACCAACAAGAGCTTTACAAACAAGACGGTCTTCTTCTTCCAGTCTTTCGCATCGGGCTTTGTAACATTCGTCAGATTCATCTTCTTTCCGCTCAGGCTGAACACGCAAGTACCAACCGCTGAAACCTGTTTGCGTGACGATTTCCGCGAACCGCGTGAATTGCCCGATTTGGATACGTCCGTAAAGCTCACATGCTTCCTTGATGACCTGCAATTGCTTGTCTGTTACGACTAATGATTTCATTCTCTCTCCTTTCTGTAGGCTTCAGCCTGAAAAATCATCGGTTTGAATTTGTATCCTTTGAATTCATAACTTTCTTTGAAATACTCCAGAATGAATTTCCGCTGACCTTCGTGACAGAGGTTTAAATCTAAATTGGTACTAAAGAACCGGTCTTTACCGTGCTGACCGTAGGGACAGCCAGCACATCCTGTTTGATTGACATACTGATAGATGTTCGGTACCGGAATATCAAATTGCTTTTCAATATCATTGCGTAATTCTTCCGTAAGATCCCAAAGAGGATGGAATGCACCGTTCGCAGAAAAACAAGAAGTGTATTGTGTTTTTCTACGGAAGGATTCGCTTCCCATAACTCCGATAATTTCGTGCTTTTCATGACCTCTCTCTCTCTCTCTCTTGGTACATATGTCCGGGCATTTTCTTCAAAAACATACAGCATCTATCACTAACTTTATGTAAAGACCCGTTTATCATCGCTTCAGAAGTACGCTTATTCACGACAGTAAAACCAAGCAATCCTAACTTCCTGCCCCTTTCAGTCGCATCAACTTGACGCATCGCATAATATTTGACCCAATCAGGCATATCTTCATCGCTTATTCCCTGCTCTTTTCGCTTTTGATAGTTCCAAACATATTGATCTGATGCTTTTGTATTCAGTGGAATGCCGTATTTTTCTTTGATCTCATAGTGCTTCATTACCGGCTTCAAGACTACATCACAATTAGCGAGAGCGCGATCACGGATTTCAGGGATCTCCATTCCGGTATTGCTGTACACTGCGGGAATCCTCGTTTCGTGCAAATACTCCCGGATAAACCATAACAAAAAATGGCTGTCTCTGCCACCGCTATAAGCAAGGTAGTATTCATTCGGGTTGATCTTACTGAATTTGCTTTTCAGATCCTCAAGATAAAATTCTGCTTCATTCATTATGATCGTTCCTTTTGATAAGCTTGCCACATCTTACCAAGGTCTGCCTTATAATAATCATCCAATCGGACCGTCACCATAGCCTCGCCAAAATCATCATCAGTAAAACCGCCGACAACATCCCAACCTTTCCAAGACCCTTTCAGCAGTTCCATCCAAACAGGCTTCCCTTCCATTGACTTAAGTTCATCCCATGTCAGCGGCGGATTATTGACAGCCAGATAATCAGCTACCATCTTCTCATAATAGTCAACAACCTCTGTTACATGTGCGATTGCTTTCTTGTATTTTTCATCCGTGTTTTTGTATTCCTTCTGGTAGTGGAGCGCATCGGAGTTGAATTCACGTAATGCCTCATCATAGGGTTTATCTGAAAAAAGCATCCCCGTCTCAAACACCTTTATCACTTCATCCAACGTCTTCATTCCAGAAAATCTCCTAC